AGTTAGTGTCGTAAACGATCCAGATAATAATGCTGAGATTAACGACATTAACGGAGAGTATCACTATGACGGTAATGATTTTTATAAGCTTGAAGATAATGTACTTGAACTAATCAAGTCTAAAATGGCTCAAGCTGAATCAAATTCAAAGTCTTATACTGATACTGAAATCGAAAAAATTGAAGAAACTATCAATATTTCAGTAGGAAATTCAATAGGTAAATTCGTTCTTGCATCTAACTCTGAAAACATCTTTGAGTTCAAAGATAGCTTTGGAAATGTTGTACTTGCTTTAAATAAAAAGGGGCAACTTGTTTCTTATGATGAAGATACTAAACGTTCAATTTTGCTCACGAATCAGGAAGATATAAAAGAACTAAAGAAATTTGTAGATGAGCTAAATCTAAACAACATCAATTTTTTACTAAAATTGTTAGATGCTAATGATTCTAGTGATCTTTACAGATTCGTTGACAGTGATGGATCGGTTGTACTGCGATTAACAAAAACTGGGTTATTGCGGTCAGGACAAATCGATAGTTTGCAGTATGGCATTAATGCTATTGATTACTTGAAATCAATTGTTAAGCAATCAGACGATTCAAAGTTGATCAAATTTGAAGACGCTGAAAAAAATATTCTCGGTTATGTTGATAAGTTCGGTAACTGGGTGCTCAATAATATCGATGTTTTAAATGAAATTAATGAGCTTAAGAAATTCAAAAACAAAGCACAGACAGTTACTGCGTTAAAGCAAATTGCTGTTAAAGCTCCTGAAAGTCTTATCCAAATCTACCTTACAGAAATCCCGACACTACCAGGTGAAAAAGGCACTCTAGTATCTGGAAAGGGTGAATTTCATTTCGATGGTCAATCATTTACTTGTTATGTGCAAATGGAAGTGCAAGGTGCTTCAAGTGCTGCTTATGCAAAAAAGAATTGGAACATTGCATTTTTCTCTGATCCAGCATTAACAAAACCACTGACTATCAAAATCGGTGATCTTTTGCCACATGATGAGCTTGTATATAAAGCAAACTGGATTGATCACACCAATATCCGTAATGCGATGTGCTATCGGCTTTGGGAGCAATTTTGTTCAACTCGTACTGGTTATCCACGTCTTGAAGTTGAGACACCTTTGATTGGGAAAAAAGGTAAAGATGCACTTCAAAATGGTGCAAATGGAGTACCGCGTTTGTACTCAGCTTTACTTTATATCAATGATGAGTTTTATGGTCTTGGCTCATTCGGTACAGCGAAAAAACGTGGCAATTACAACATTGCCAAAAACAAGCCAAAGGAAATACTCATTGGGATGGATGGGTGGAATAACATCACAAATCTTGAAGTTACAAATCCTACTTTATATGAGTTAAAGGCTCCAAGCAGTCCAACTATTGAGACTTTTAATGCTATTTCAGGTTGGAATGCTTTTACTCAGTTGAATGATGCCGACTTTGCTCTACAAGCAAATACATATCTCAATAAGCAAAACGCAATTGACTTCATGATATTCGCTGAATTCGTCAAATGTAGAGATGTTGTGAGTGTTAATTCTGTAAAAAATTTGCAATTTATAAGTTATGACGGCAAAAGATTTATGTTCATGCCTTACGACATGGACACTGTGATTGGTCTGGAGTGGACAGGTGAAGTTGTATATGACGATACAACAGGCTCCCAAACAATGGATAATTCACAAACCTCATTCTGGCGCAAAGTCAAAAAAACTTATAACTCAGAAATCGAAGCTCGTTACAAACAGCTTAGAGATTTAAAGATCATCTCTGTAGATAACATCTATAACTTATCGACTGATCTTTTGTTGAAATATCCGATCAGTCTTTATGATCTTGAGTTAAATCGCTGGCCCGCACGTCCTTCACTTAACATCACGAGCTTAGAACAAATTCTGACGTGGACAAAAAAACGTATTCAGTTCTTAGACACATTTTTTAACTATACAGCTTGAGCGCAGGAGTGAGCAGCTATGTCATGCACAGTACTTAGATCAACGAATACTGTTGATCAGTCAGTAAATGTTTTTCCACCAAACGGATATGTGAGTGTTGTTCGTATTGTCCGTAACTATGATGTTGAAAATGGCAATGTTTTTAAATTTAGATCGGATGCACAAAAATACTTTAAAGCGGTAGGTGGCACAATTACTTGTCCTGCATTGGGTGTGATTGACCCAGTGACAGAGATCACTCTCAACCCAAGTAGAGATATCTTTTTCAAACTTGATGAAGGACGTGAATTTGCGTACTTAGCATGGAAAGATGCAGATCGTATTATGGGTGTAAGCAATGATGATGGCGGTACTTTTTATGGCGCATTTGCTGATTATTCCCTGGGTCTTCACGCTGCAGATGTTGTAAGCATTAATGGTATTTGCATCTCTAATGGAAATTTTAATCAACGTGTCAATACATGGGATGTTTCTGAAGTAGTTGATGCAGGTTTTACTTTTGCAGAAGCAATAAATTTTGATCGAGAAATCAACTGGTATGCACCGAAACTTCAATGGATGAACAACTTTCTTTTTAATGCGAAGAAATTCAATAAAGATATTACGTTAAGAGCAGCTAAGCCCAAATCGATGCTTGCTTTTTTGAGCGGGGCTATATCATTTAATTCTAAGCTAAATATAGATACTTCAGAATGTACTGATTTTGGCTCTATGTTCGCTAGTTGTCCTAAATTCAATCAATCAATTTCTAATCTGAATTTTAAGAGTGCTTTAAGTATAGATAACCTTTTTTACGGAGCTAAAGAGTTTAATCAACCACTCGATTTTGGGAATATGCTCCAGTTGACTCAAGCTAACTATGTGTTTGCTGAAAGTAATTTCAATAACACGATTAAATTCAATGCTCCTAACTTGCTTAGTGTGTCAGGATGGTTTTCAAATAATACGAAATTCAATAGTAGGATCACTGTAGGGTTCGGCAATGTAACCTCTATGGCATTCATGTTTTGGTATGCATCATCATTCAATCAACCGATCAACGATTGGGATATTCGAAAAGTAGAAAGCTTCGTAGGGTTTTTGACGGGCGCCACTTCTTTTAATCAAGATTTATCTTCTTGGCCTTCAAAATTCAATGTTAATGCAGTGATTGAAGGTGTATCTGTTGCGCCGAACTGGTCGACTGAAAACTATGACAAATATTTAAATGCCTTGTGGCTAGATGTTGGAACAACTCGTAAAAACGAATGGCAGAATAGTCTTGGGCCACGAACTGTGCTTGCTTCTGTTAAGCGTTCAGCAGCGAGTCAAGCAGCTGTCAGTGGGTTGGTTGGTGAGGGATGGACAATTGTTGATGGAGGTCAAGCTTGATGGACGTTAAAACATACACAATGACTGATGGTCAATATTTTAAAGTCATTAATAAAAGTACTGGTGCAGTTATCACATACGGTGAATTAACTGAATCAAATCAATTGGTAACTATTCATAAAGTTGAATTTATCTCTGAAGAAAAATATGAGTCTGAGCGACCACGAATTGAACCGAATTCGGGTATGCAAAAAGTATCTGGAGAAGCACTATGACCATTCAAACAACGCTCGATACCATCGCTCCACTTGGGCATACAATCATTGCTGTATCAGCACCTCCAGCAGCTGGAGCTGACACGACAGCATGGATCGACCACTTAACCTCAGTCAGTGATTCAATTGAGCAACGTCCTGCGATTCTCGTTGTACCGTTCTCAAAGATTGAAGCAGCTGAGGCTTTTGCAGATCAAGTACCTGTTAAATCATCTTATCGTGTAATCTGCCCTTGCTATCATGGTGCTACAGGTCAAGAACCTGAAATTGCAGCAGCAATCGCAGCAGTTTTAGCTGATTCTAACGACCCGGCATTGCCATTCAATGGTGTCAACTTAGGTGGTCTTACACCTGTTGCTGATGAGTTCAAGCTTACGTTTGAACGTATGGAAGCAGCAATGAATAAAGGCGTTTGTATGATCGAAACGGGTGCAGACGGTAAACCGGAAATTGTACGTGCCATTTCGACTTATCGTATGAATCCGGATTCTGGTGAGTCTGACGATCTTATGCTTGATATTAACTGTGTATTGATTGTTGACTACACACGTAAAGTCGTGCGTCAGGACCTTAAAAAAGAACGTCGTCGTAAAAACACGGCTGCTCAACGCCGCAATATTAAATCTATTATTTCAGCCCGTTTGATTCAGCTTGAAGATGCTGAGATTCTTGAAAATGTGCGTGAAAGTCTAGATGAGATTGTTGTGACTCCGGATGCAACAGATCAGTACCGTGTTAATGTGAAAGCCCCAACTCATTTAGTACGTGGTATGCATGTCATTGGGACTACGCTTGATATCTATTGATTCACCTAGATCAGATCATACAAGACCGCTTAGTGCGGTCTTTTTTATTATTAGGCGGAAGTATTTCCGCCTGATTTTATTTAAATAGTTATTTGACAATGGGTCATCTTAAAAAAGAGTGTTGAACAATGTCTGAAGATGCAGTTGGTGCAATCGTCATGAGCTTTAACGGGCTGGATTATGACGTTGCTCGTTTTACATCATCAATTACTACGGGCAATCGCCCAGTCCCAACAATGAACCGAAAACAACGGGTGAAGTATAAATCAAAAGGAATCACAACCTATCAGTTGACGGCCTCAGTTGTAATTCCGGATGGTAAAGATACAGTCAATTGGTTGGCTGTTGAAGATGGACGTCTTTCTGTTGAATCACCGGATGGCAAATACCGCGAAACGTTTATTGACTGTAATGTACAAACAGTGAGTAAGTCATACAACGTGGATGGTGAAACCATGCGTGACATAGAAATGTTCTGCTTAGATTATCTTGATGAGACAGTGTAAAAATGGAAAGAATTTTTGTAGATGGTAATTTGCCTGTAGCCATTGAACTTAAACAGGCAAAGAAAACAATCAAATGCACAAAATACGTGATGTCTTCATTAACCGCCCTTGAATACGTTGAAGCTCAAGCGAAGATTACTGGTCTGCAATACATTGCTATTTCAGATATTGTCGCGATGATTAAGTTAGTTGATGAGGCTGGTAATCAATATGAACCTACATATGAAGATATTGCCCAAACTTCATCGTTCAATCTCATCCATTTCAATGAGAAAAAAGCAGAACTGGAAGCAAAGGTCAAAGCCGCGAATTAATTGGGCGCGTTCAGTTAATTAGAGCATTGATGGCCATTGGTATCCCATATGCAGATGCAATTAATTTGCCTCTGCATATTGCAATGGCTTTCCTTGGTGCTACGCGGCCTTTACCTCGTCAAGTGGAATCTGCACCTTCAGAAACACCACAAGCGCCACCAAAATCGTCCGTCACAACCCATACTCAAACAAATGGGAACAGCTCTACAGTGACAAAAACATATGTGACTAGTGTTCGCAAACATTCAAAATCAAAGGGCTAAACTATGAGCGGAAGCAATTCTACTGTTTCTCTTACATTGCAGATTCGGGGTCAACAAGCTGCACAAGAGATGAAGCGCATCTCTGATCAGCAAGTTCAGGCCACGACTAAAATTAATACGCAATGGACCCAGATTGGTTCTGCTCAAGCCAAATTTGTTAATACTGCAAGAGCTGGTACACGGGAGACTTTGAATACTGCCCGTGCTGGGGATCAATTATTACGTACCAATAAGTTGCTTGAAGGTGTTCTACGTCAGCAAGGTGCCTTATTAAAACAACAGGTGGGTTCAGCTCAACAGCTGGCGAACTGGACAAAACAGGTTGAACAATCAAGCAAACGTACTCATCAATCAACCCAACAGACTATGTCACTTTGGCAGAAAGGTACTGCTGTTACAGGCGGTACTATTGCTGGTGGCATGTACTTTTCTAATGCTTTACAGAAGCCACGTGATTATGATCAACAACTAACCTACATTGCTGCAACTGCCACTGGTGGTCAAGGTATGACACCTGAAGCACGACTTGCTGCGCGGGGCCAGTTAAATGAATACATTAAAGCGGCTGTCCGAGGTGGTGGTGGAACGCGTGAAGACGCAGCTGAAGCAGCAAACACCTTGATTGCGTCAGGTAAATACGAACTTAATAATGTTGCTCCAGCATTGAATACCGCAGTTAAAACAGCTTTTGCAACGGGCGCGATGGCAACGGATGCTGCTACGCTCACTACACGTATGCAAGACTTTGGTATCACTGATTTGCAACGCGGACATGATATAGCAGTACGTGGTGGTCAACTTGGCAGTTTTGAATATAAAGATATGTCCAAATGGCTAGCACAACAAATGGCTGCTGCCAGTGCTGTAGGTTATAGCGGTGAAAAAGGCTTAGTTGAACTTGTTGCAATGAACCAAGTTGCCATGAAAACAGCAGGTACTGCCGATGAAGCTGGTAACAACGTAGTCAACTTACTTGCAAAGTTATCAAGCCGTGAATTTAGTAAATCTATTAGTGATGCAGTTATTGCACAATCAGGTGATCCGACAAAATCGGATGGTAAGAAAAAGCCAAAACAGGTCTTTGACTGGAATACATATGCTATTCAACAACGTGAACAAGGAGTCTATGGCGTTGAAGCTTTTGTAAAATTATTGGAGAGACAGCTTGCTGGAAATGCCCAATATACAAAGCTTCAGAAACAGGCTGCGTCTTCCAATTCAGTAACACGCAAAGCTGCTTTGGAAGATATGAGTAACATCGCTATGGGTTCAGAAATCGGCAATATCATTGCAGATCGGCAAGCACTTATGGCTGCTTTAAGTGTTGTTTATAACAAAGACACGTTAAACGATTTAAGAAAGCAGTTACCCAATGCATCGGGAACAGTAGCGGCTGACTTTGATATGGTAAGCAGAACAGAATGGGCTAAAGATCAGGCAATGAATCAGGAAAAATTGTTTGCTCAATCCAAAGCTTATGATGCTATTTCGGAGTCTTTAGGCGGTTTAAAAGACACAATTACTAAAAGTGCAGCAGAAAATGAAAACTTAGCTGGTGTAACTTATGGTGCAGCTGTGGCAGTTGGAGGTCTTGCATTAGCAGCTGGTGCTGCGGCTTTCACGCTCAAAACTATGGGAGGTATTAAGACTCCAGATTTGCCCTCAACCACTGGTGGTTTAGCATCTAAGGCTTCAAATGCAGCGAAAACAGCTGGTCTTGTTGGAGCAGCTTATACGGGGTATCAAATTTTTAAACCTATTGATGATGCTGGATACAGTATGGTCAGTGATCTCTTAGCAAAAGTTGGTATTGGTTCAGGAGGTGAACGTCCTGACTTTGTTCAACAAGCCATTGAGCAAAGCAAAGCCCAGCAAGCTTCAGCTGAAGAAAAAAGTAGCCAATTAATTGCTGAACAGCAGAAGCAAAATCAATTGAGTCAAGAGATGATCAATAAGATTAATACATTAATTAATGTCACCGGGCAAAACAAAACTATTAATTTTAGTGGTGGCCTATTGGGAGCGATTTCTGAAAATGCAGCTGCTGAAGAAAAACGCCACGGTGCTTCAAATGTTCCTTTTTACCTACAACGGCACTAAATTAAGCGGAAGCGTTTCCGCCTGATATAAAAGTCTGGTATTTCACATCATAACCTCACAATAGTGAGGTTATTTTTTCATGGGCTGGGATACAGATTTACAAGATGCAAGTTTTCGTGGTGTGCAGTTTGAATGCACATCCACCAAAGATACTGCGCCTAAAACTCTAGCTATCAAGCAGGCTCCATATTCAGATGAAGCTGAAATTGAAGATATGGGCAATGACCCACGACGAATTTCAATACAAGCGGTTTTTACTGGACCTGACTATTTAACTTGGGTTAATGCTTTAGAAGCAGCATTAAGTGCGACTGGTCCGGGTGAACTCATACATCCTGTCTTTGGTGTACAGCAAGTTCAAGTTGTTAATCATGAAATTGATCATGAGGCAACAACACCTGACTTCTGTACGATGTCCATTGAGTTTATCAAGGCAAAAGCTGAAAAACGTGAGCTGTTTGTACCTGTTGCTGTTCCTGAGAAAATTGCTACCACAACAATTATTGATGCTCCAGCTTCAGCATTGGAAAGTGCGCTAGAAAAACTCAAAATTGGCGACACTGATAAGTTATTTAATACAGTTAATACGATTCGCAACGGTATCGATCAGGCACGTAATTATTTAGGTGTTGCAAAACAAGCAATTGAGGATGTTTTATCACCTGCCGATTGGATTGTTGGGTTGGTTGATGACGTCACCAAGCTTGTGACCTTTTATACCAATATTTCAGCTTTATCGAAATGGCGTGATGTTGTTCATCGAGTTGAGCGTTTTGAAAACCTTTTTCAAAATGATGATACCTCTCCGGAGTTACAACGAGTTTGGCGCTCAACACTTGCTGCTAGTCAAGTGGCTATTGCACAGCAAGTTGTTGCAACTACACGTACAGAAATGGCAAACAACCAAGAAATCAGCTTTACCCCAGTTGATTTGGCTCTTGTACGAAAAAAAACACGAGAAGTACTTCAGCAAGCTATCCGTGAAGAACGAGCTATTAATACCTTTGAAAGCATCACACAAATTCAGGTCTATAAAGACGTTGCTGCCCAGATTCAGGATCAAATCCAAGAACTCATTGAAACACGTCCACCCATCACTAAAACACAAGTACCAGTGCCTTGCACCCTGCATTGGTTAGCACACTATTTATATGGTGATATGCGTCGTGCAGAAGAAATTCGTCGTTTAAACCCTGATTTGATTAACCCTGCTGCATTGCAGGTTGGCATGGAGCTAACCATCTATGCAAGATAATCAGGGTAATGAAATTCGCCTAGTGATTGCTGGCCTTGAAGCTAAAGGCTGGGATCAGGTTGAAATTGACAGTCAGATTGATACACCAGCAGAAAACTGGAGCTTTACGCTATTTGAAACTGGTGGGCAAGCCTTAAATCCTGCCATTAAAGGTGGTGCAAAAGTACAAGCTTATTATTCTAATCAACTCATTTTAACTGCTGTTGCAGATCGTATTTCTGAAGCTGTAAGCCGTGAGGGCTATGGCCTGCAAGTTTCTGGCCGTGACCTCGTTGGACAATTAATTGATTGTTCTGTGCCTATTTTTAATGGCCGCCAGATCACACTTGAAGAGTTGGTAGGTCGCTATGTATTAGGCGGTGACTTAGGTTCACTGTTTCAAGATGTTCGTATTCAGGATAATGCATGGTTAAAGAATAAAGTCTCTGTTGAGCCGGGTGAATCACTATGGGATTCATTGACCAAGGCAGCACAAATCACTGGACAACATGTCTGGCTTGATCCAGATGGGACTTTACAAATCGGTGACCCTTTTGCAAACCCATATCATGTGCAAACCCCATTGCGCCTGATGCGTCCTTTAAACAACAGCAATAACGTTTTAAGTCTTCAGTATGACAACGACGTTTCTAATGTCTTTAGCCATATCAAGGTTTTGAGCCAAGACGGCAACGCAAACTCAATATTATCTGAAACCACAGCTCAAACACAGTATGCCTATAACCGCTTGAAAATGGTCACTTTGGGCGATGTGGAAACTGAAGCTGAAGCAAATGCAGCATTAGAAAAAATCAAAAAAGACAATGATCTTGAAGCACACACACTAACCGCAACGGTTTCAGGCTGGATGATCGACGGAAAGCTATGGTCAACAGGCTGGTACATCAATTTAGAAACCAATGTTTTATCAAGAGCGACAGCCAAATGGGCTGTGTATGGTCGCACGTTTCAGCTTGACCGTAAGAATGGCAAAACAACAAAACTTCTTCTGAAGCGTCAAGGCGATTGGGCAAATCCATTGGTACTGAAGGAGAAAAAATCATGATGAAAGCTGTAGCAGCCCAGATAAATAAGGCAATGAAACAAATCCGACAACCACTGTTCGCCCTGGTCGCACGTGGTGGTTCAAAAGTATTGCAGTTAAAGGGCTTTGCTGATGAAACCTTGCAAGAAGTAGAGCTTTTTCAGCAAGTCGGCTTTAACTCACACATTCCTGAAGGTGCACGCGTTGTAGTTATTCCATTGCATGGAAAAACATCACGTTCAATTGTTATTGCAACGACTGGTGGAGCTGTTGTCGTCAACGTAGGTGAAGGTGAAACAGTAGTTTATGACCAGTTCGGGCACAGCCTTTTGCTTAAAGAAGATGGTACGCATATCACTGCTGGTGACCTTTTTATTGATGAGGGCAATTTGCATGTGAATGGCAATGTCTTTGATCAGAAAGGCTCAATGCAGGAAATGCGTGACATTTATAACCAACACAAAAACGGTAATACACCAACTCCACTTCCACAAATGTAGGTGAATCATGGCGAATATTGATTTAAAAACGAAAGATTATGTGTTGATGAGCCTAGATGCTGCCTTCAGTAAAAATGAGGTACAAGCAATTTGTCAGCGTTTAAATATCCACCGCAATAAGTATTGGGCAAATCCTAAGATTGGTAGCCGTTTTTATACTTTGAGACGTTCAAAAGATGTAACCCGTACAATTCAAACAGTTAAGCAATATGCTGAAGAAGCCTTAGAAGGCTTGGTGCCAAATCGATTTGCTTCAATTTTGGTAAATGCTATTCAGACAGTTAAAAGTCAGGTGGACCTAAATATTGAAGTTACACAGCTATCTGGTCAGAAACAAACAATCCTTTATTTTGTTAAGGTTGGAGGCTAAACAATGGCATATCCGATCAAGACATTTGACCAATTACGCTCTGACATTATTCAGGAAATCCAAAATTTAACTGGATTAACTCTAGATGATGAAGATGATGCAGCCATTCGCGCAGATGGTGAAGCTGCTGTAGTTGAGGGCCTTTATCATCATCAAAGTTATATTCAAAAACAGCTATTTGTTGCTACAGCTGATGAGCCTTTCCTTTATATACATGCAAAACGCTTGGAATGTCCGCGTAATGGTGGCTCTAAGGCTTCAGGACGAGTCAAAGCAACATCAAACACTGCGGTCACTATTCCAGCTGGAACAAAAGTCACGGATGGTAAAGGTCATTACTGGCTAACTTTATATAAAGAAACACTTACAGCAAATAAGCCTAAAGAAATTCAAGTCATTGCTGAGTTTGAAGGTGTGAGCTGGAATTTCGACGGTGAGCAGCTGCTTTGGGTTAGTCCGTTGCCGGGTGTAGCTGCACAAGTGGAGGTAATTGAAATATCTGCTGGTGTTGATGTTGAAGATGTTGAAGCTTGGCGCCAACGGATGATGGATAAAGAGGCTTTAGGTCTTATTCGTGATCGTGAAGCTGATCTTCGACGCATCGTAAAAGATGTGCCCGGTGTAGCGGATGTTTTTATTTTTCCGAAACGTCGTGGCCTTGGTTCTTTAGATGTTGCAATCACAGCAGCTGGTAATCCCCCTAACTCCCCAAGCTCTGCAATTTTAGCTTTAGTACAAACGGCTTTAGAAGAATATTCAGGTTTTTGGGGTGACGTAAGAGCTTATGCACCAACAAAAGAGTATTTGAATATCACTGCACTGGTAACAGGTAGTGTGAGTCAAACTGATGTTGAAAAAGTCATTCGTGACTATGTTGGATTGTTAAAGCCGGGAGAAACTTTTGTTGCTTCTACTCTTGTTAGTCAAATTAGAGCATTGCCGGGTGTGACAGATGTTCAGCTTACACCAGCAACAAATCAGGCACCTACTTTAAATGTGTTTGTGACTGGTTGGCTCCGGATCGGTACTTTAACGGTGACTATGTTATGACCTTTGAGCAAACAGTAGAGCTTTATGCTTCAGTACTTCGTCAATTACTGCCAGCAGGCGGCTATGACACTTCACCCAAAAGTGTTGTCGCAAAAGATGTATACGCTCATGCAAGAGTACTTGCACAAGCTGATGTTGATGCAAAACGTATTTTGACCACGTTAGAGAAGATTCCAGAAGAATTATTAAGTGAATATGAAGCGGCTCTAGGTCTACCGCTGAAATGTACTGTGAATAAAACCAAAACAATTGAAGAACGTCTTCAGATAATCCAATGGATTCAACAGACAAAGAATGTTTTAAACCGTACTTATCTTGAGGGCTTACTTGGCTTATTTAGCATTAAGTTAGTTGATTTAATACGCTACAGACCAATGCAATGTATAGCTTCATGCAACTCACCAATCAACACAGAAAACCTGCGGTTCAAAGTCAAATTGATCTTAAAAGCCCCGGTGCAAGCTGATATGGCATGCATCATTCAAAACTACTTACCAGCTTATTTACGTTATGACATTAAGGAGCAATCATGAAGCGGATCGATAGTGTAAATGCGCGACCTGACATGTTTGGTACAGGAAAAAAAGGTTTCCATTCAAATGAAGATGTTCCCGGACAAGATGCAACTTATCTCACACCTGAATGGTGCAATATGGTTCAGGAAGAGATTGCAAACGTACTTGAGAAGCATGGAGTTGTTTTAAACCCAAATAATCGACAGCAGCTCTATGAATTATTAGCAACTTATCCAGACCTAGAAAACCTCGCAGCAGCAATTGAAGCTCGCTTTGCTGCTGAAGCTGCCTTTAATAAAAACGCACGTAATGAGCTACAAGCTCAGATTACTGCATTACTCAATTATGTTTCATATCCAAGAATCCTTGCTTCAGGTGTGTTTTATTACAATGGCGGCGAAGGTGGCGGTACGGTAACGATGATTGGTGGTACAGATGGCTGGATTGCTGATAATGACAAGATTAAAGCACCTGACATCTATAATCTAACAGATCGTAATATTGGTATATTTTTAAGCCCTGAAGCAGCCAATGAAGCACCTTCATTTGACCGTGATATAAATAGCTTTAAACCAAAGATTTATAATCGTTCAGGTACAAACCGTATTGGTTATTCTGGTCAGGTAAGTTTCCAAGTACTCCAACATAAGAATCCTAATAGTACAACTGTTGATGGCGATTATCCGGCTGGTTTATATAGTTTCGTTCTACAACCGGGTGAAACGAAGCTCTTTACACTGATCGGTGCTGGAGGTGGCGGTGGTGCATCACGTCGATCTAATAACTCTTCATATCCTTTAAGCAATGGGCAAGCTGGTGCTGATCTATTGCTTAAAGTTAACGGGGAAAACATTGCTGTTGTTCACGGTGGCGGTGGTGGCACCCAAGGCGTATGGAGTAACGGTTCAGCTTATGATAATGGGCAAGCTGGTGCTGTTGGTGCTGTAGACATTATTGGTGCATTTGACTCAACGACAATCACTCAAGGTAAAGTAGGCAATGCAACCAAGGAAGACCACACAGGTGGTGCATCTGTAAGTCCTATTGCTCTATTTGGTAAAGGTGGTGATGGTGCTATGGGAATTGGAGATGAAGGTTGGTCATTTGGTGGTGGCGGTGCATCAGGCTCTGTTCTTGTGGCTCAATACACTAATAATAGTACAACAAATCAAACAATCACTCTGGTTGTTGGTCGTGGTGGTGCTGGTGGACAGAAAGGTGGCTATGATTCAGATATCGTAGGTAGTAACGGAACAGATGGATTTGCACGAGTTGCTAGTGTTTAATATTTGAAATTATTTTGCATAATGTGCAACGAGATAGGAAGGTAATTATCTCAAAAAAAAACCGAATTTATCTCGTCGCGCATCAACGGTAAGCTTGGCATCTTTTAAAGCGTATTCACTATTTAGTGCTTCTTCAGCATAACCAGCTACTACCGGTACTTGTGTCTGCTCAGTTTTATACGCTAATGGCGCAACATAAGGTTCATGAGCAAGGCTGTAACTACATACAAAAACAAGTGATGTTACTAATAATCTATTCATTATTTCTCAATCCTAATTAGGAAAATTTAAATTTTTACAGACAAATCATAAGCAAATGTATTATACACAAATAAAAATAATTCTTATTATCATTAATAAATTTAAGTTAAAGATTTTTATATAAAAAGAAAAAGGCCAAGTGGCCTCTTTCATTACCTCATTGTTCTTTTACTTTTGGAAAAGCTTGATTAAAGTCAATAAGCTTATAACTTTTTACTAAATCATCTTCGCCATAAGTCACTTCATAAGTTGTTTCTTTACCATTAAAGTATGCTTCAGCTGGAGTTCCAAATACTTCCCATAAACCTATTGAGGCAACATCTGCAACCCCATGCCCAAATGCACGACCTACTTTCACCCACTTTGAATAGCCTTGCTGGAATGTATAGATTTCAACTCTTGTCCCATCACGGTACTCAGACAATACAGGTGCCCCAAACTCTGCAATAACATAATTACGAGAGCTACCCGGATTTAAAACATTTAAATTTTTTTTACTTGGTTGATTACCAGCCATAAATACGGCACAACCAGACATAGATAACATAGCCATACCAATAAGGCAGGCAATAAATAATTTTCTCACGATTTAACTTCTCTATTTCTTAAGTATTTATACAAATTATTGTAATGCTTAAAGTATTACGCGCTCATCATATCCAATTTGATAAAAGAATTCGATAAATTATTCAATATAAAGATAAAATGTTCCGGTTTTAAATGTGCAAACTTCCTCTCGAGATTCTAGTTTTTTATTATTTTGGTCTCTTTTCCCTTATACTTTCTTTTTTGAGTTTCCTTTTATTAATTTATTATGGCGTCACCCCAATCCCCTTCTTCTTCCCCTCGACATTACTCACTCTTCTTGGCAATTTTTTCTCTTGCAGTAGGCGGTTTCTGTATTGGCACTACAGAATTTGTCGCAATGGGTCTTATTCAGGAAATTGCACACAATTTAAAGATTACAGTACCTGAAGCTGGGCATTTTATTAGTGCTTATGCATTAGGTGTTGTTATTGGTGCCCCTATTATTGCCATTTTGGGTGCCAAAGTACCTAGAAAGACCCTATTGCTTTGCCTCATGCTGTTTTATGGTATTGCCAATGCATGCACAGCTTTAGCACATACCCCAGAAACCGTTTTAGTCTCCCGTTTTATTGCAGGTTTACCTCATGGCGCATATTTTGGTGTCGGCGCTTTAGTCGCGGCTGAACTAGCAGGCCCTTCACGAAGAGCTTCAGCAGTTGCGCAAATGATGATGGGGCTGACCGTTGCTACCGTTATTGGCGTACCCTTAGCAACATGGTTAGGTCAACATTTTGGCTGGAGAGCAGGTTTTGAATTTTCAGCAACGATCGCATTCTTTACTTTAATTGCTGTAGCTTGCTTTGTACCGAATATTCCAGTTCAAGCTACTGCCAGCATAAAAACAGAATTAGCTGGGCTTAAAAATATAAATATGTGGTTAACCCTTGCAGTCGGCGCAATTGGCTTTGGGGGCATGTTCTCGGTATATAGCTATGTCTCACCAATTCTCACTGAATACACTAAAGTTAATATCCAGATTGTTCCTATTGCATTAGCGCTGTGGGGCATCGGGATGGTGATTGGTGGTTTAGCTGCGGGTTGGCTTGCAGATAAAAACCTCAATAAAACTATTGTGGGCGTACTCATTAGCTCAGCGATCGCATTTGTAGTCGCAAGCTTTCTAATGAGTAATATCTATAGCGCAATTGGCTCTTTATTCTTAATTGGCCTAACCGTTATGGGTTTAGGTGGGGCTTTACAGACACGCCTCATGGATGTTGCAGGTGATGCACAAACGCTAGCAGCCTCACTTAACCACTCCGCCTTTAATCTTGCTAATGCATTAGGCGCTTTTTTAGGTGGTTGGGTACTGAGCCATCAGATGGGTTGGATTGCACCAATCTGGGTAGGTTTTGTACTGAGCCTTGGTGGCCTTATTATCTTACTCATTGCATTTGCTGTAGAAAAAGCAACTCAAAAAGCCTGAGTATGATCAGGCTTTCGTTGAATCTCTAATCTGTTAACTTTTCACCACAGTGCGGGCAATAACATTTCTTCTCTCTAACAGCTTCTTTCTCTTCTAATACTTTTTCGCGCATAATTTGAATAATCAGATTATGCGCTTGTTCTTTTGGTAGCCCTACTTTTTGTCGAATACGTTCTATTTCAACTTCATCATGCATGATATCAATACCACGCACTTGAAGTAACTCACGGAACTCTTGTTCAAGGCGCTGATTACGCTGGTTAAGTTCATTGGCCAAACCAGAAGCTAAAATACCAGCTGGTAAAGCAGCAATCCCTACCCCTAGAATTGTTATTAAGGCTCCCAATAATTTTCCTAGACTAGTTACTGGTGTGACATCGCCATATCCGACTGTAGTTAAAGTCACAACCGCCCACCACATTGCTTTAGGAATAGAGCTAAAAGCTTCCGGTTGTGCTTTATTCTCAACGACATAAATACCAGAGGCAGTCATAATAATCATAATGATTAAAATAAAAATCACTGCCTGAAAAGAACCTTTTTCTCGCTTAATCACACATAACAATATTTGCAATGAGATGAAATAACGAGTTAATTTTAATAATCGGAGTAACCGTAAAATTCTTAACATACGAAGATCTATTCGTACAAAGAAATTTAGATACGCAGGCAAAATTGCCATGAGGTCAATCAGTGCTTCACCACTTTTCATCCATGCTAAACGCTGCTTCCATGCAGCTTGTGTCGGATCACGCTCGACTATACTCCAGAGCCGTAAGAGATATTCAATACTGAAAATTGCAATTGAGACATTTTCAAAGTAGTCAAACCATATACGGTAGCTGTAATACA